CACTTGTTAAACTTAAACTACCTGATGTTTTAACAGCCATTATCTATTCTCCAAGTCCTCGACTTTTGCTGTTAACTCTTTAATTGCTTCTATTAATAAACCTGTAATATTACCATAAGCAACACCCTTAACTCCATGTTCATCTGTATGAACCGCTTCAGGAAGAACTGCTTCAAGTTCACTAGCCATAACACCTGTTGATACCGAACCGTCTGCAATACGTTCAAATGTAACACCTCGAACTGCTTCAACACGACTTAATGCACTATCAATTGTTTGTACATTAGTTTTTAATGAATCATCAGAATATGCAACAACGTCACCAGATGCAGTAAAAGTACCTGTATATGAACCACTCATTTTGAATTCTGCTCCAGACAACGTTAAACCATTACCTGCCGTATAAGCAGTTACATAACCAGCACCATTAGTAAGTTGGTTGTTATTTGTTATGTAGTTAGCGTTAGTAGCACCCGTATAACCAAGGTCTGCAAGAGTTAAAGTGCGAGTACTCATTGCTGAAATATGACCTTGATTTGTAGTTGTAATCAAATCAATTATAGTAGCACCCGATGTATTAATATTAGTAGTTGTATAATCTGGGTGAGAATAGACTGTATCTGTCCAAGGTACATTAACATATGCTTTGTCACTTGATAATTCTAATGGATAGTTTTTACCATTCTCACTATATCCAATTTTAACTGTACCAGCAGTTCCACTAGTAGCAACATTTGTCGTAGGTAAATTACCTTCATGATATATTTTTCTTTGAGTTCCATCTGCGTCATGAACATGCCAATCTTCACTACCGTCAATCCAACCAAATTGTCGCCATGCACTTTGGTCATTATCACGGAAATACATAAGGGCATTATTACTACCATCAAGCTCTACATATCCTGACGTAAAGTTAATATCACCTGATGCCGACCTTTTAACTATTGCAGAAGCAGTATTAGCGTCTGTTGCAGCATCTAATATTGTTCCGTCAGCTGACAAATCTCGTCCATCTACTGTTTCCGTGCCTGACATGGTTATATTACCTGTCATTTCACCACCAGCTTTTAATAAGTTTGAACTTGCTGCTCCTGTCACCGCACCTGTAACGTTTCCTGTAACATTACCCGTAACATCACCTGTCAAGTCACCTGTAACATCACCCGTTACATCACCTGTTAAATCACCCGTTACATTACCCGTAACATCACCTGTCAAGTCACCTGTAACATCACCTGTAACATCACCTGTTAAATCACCCGTTACATCACCTTCAATATTTGTTACTAATGTAGCAACTGCATAACCTGTACCACTTACATTAACTGTTGTAGTAGGTTCTGCTTGGTTATCCTTAAATAGTTTCCACTTACCGTCCGAAGCATCTCTAAATAAACCACCGTATAAGTCTTGCGAACCACTTGTATCATATAGTCCATACAGACCTATATCTACAGCGTCAGCTGAATCGTTTCCTGTTGCGAGTGCGAGTAATGGGTCTTCAACTTCCATTGTTGCGGTATTAACTGATGTAGTAGTTCCTGAAACCGTTAGATTACCAGATATTGTTACATCATCTGGAAGTCCGATTGTTATTGTTTGATTACTTGCACTAGTTTCTATCTCGTTTGTTGTACCTTCAATTGTTAAACTTTGACTATCTAAATCAACAGCACCTGTTCCGGAATCACCAGCAACATCTAAATCTTGTGCCGTTACTTGGTCATCAACATATTTTTTAATTGATTGTTGAGTTGCAAGATGAGTAGCTGAATCAGATGTCATATCATCTTCATCTTTAACAGGAACTACATAGTCTATTTCATTATTGGTATCATCATATGTTACGGTAATAAATGTTTCTGTATTACCTGTAAGCATACTTCCTACCGCATCTTGTGTAAATTCTGTAAATGTATGTCCACCCGCTCCTTGTTGATATATTTTCTCTGTACCTAATGTTAGAGATTCACTCATTGTTATATCATTAGTGAAAGATGTAACATCTGTAATAGTAGTAGTACCCTCAGAAGTAGAAGCAGTCATAAATCTGTCGTCGAGTGATTCGCCACCAATACTTAAATCTGTTGCGTTTAATTGACCAGAAACATCTACTTTATATGTAGCATGAGGAGTTGTACCGATACCAATTTTATCACTATCGTTAATTTGAATTGTAGTAACAGAATCAACACCTAAGTCTAATGTTTCACCAGAACTTGCATAAACACCAGCGTCGAATAACCCTGCTCCCGTAGATGTAATAGTTCCCGTTACGTTGATTCCTGTATTGGTTGTTTCTAACTTCAAAGAATCGTTGTAATAAAGTTTTACTGCACCACCATCAACACAAAGAATATAATCTTCACTATGATTCTGACTTTGTATTCTTATATCATTACCACCAATTCTAAGTTGTCCAGTTATATTTGTTAAACTAGTATTTGTGCCATTATGTGTTATTTTTAAATCTGCGCCAGTACCAAAATTAGCATCAACATTATCGTTAAAGTCTAAATCACCTGTCATTGTATCACCACCAACATCAACATAAGTAGCTGCTACATTTGATAAAGTAGTTTCTGCTGTTGTAAGGTCTGTATCAATTTGAGTTAATGCAGATATAACATTAGTTCCACGAGTATTTGGTGTTGTTAGGTTATCTAAGTCGCCAGTTGCTGTACCAAGCTCATTAGTCTTAACTCTCCATTCTTCGAAGGTATTTTCTGTTGTTACGTTTACTGTATTTGCCATAGTTTACTTCTTCTTTTTTAATAGTTTCTTTAACATGCCTTTAATCTCTGACATATCGTTCTCTAAAGTTTCTAACCTTTTCTGTTCTTGTAATACTCTCTTTCTACGTTCTTTCGCTATTTGAGCATTACTCTTGTTACTATTTATAATCGCACCACTATTTCCGTCTCTATATAATCCTGCCATTCCTTCTACTGGTATCTTAGCCATTATACTAACGCAATCGCCCTCAAGTTTCTAACAGACGGAACTCTCGCAGTTGTACTCGAAGTGAATACAATCTTAATTGCATACATTGTAAATTGTGTTGCGGGCGAATCATCAGAGAAATCATGAGTATATTCCACTTCTTTAAACACATCTGGGTCGTCTGAATATGGTACTGTCGCAGTCATAGCAGTCCATGCCCCATCATCAAATAAACCTGCGTCTGAACCCACCTTATAATATACATCAATTGCAGTGGATTGTGGTCTATTCATATCTAAGAATACTTTAAGAACATTTGACTCACTATCTAATTGAACCGTCTTAGTAACATATTTCGCAAGAGCAGAACCATTCTGTTTATCAGTTTCGGCAACATCTGTATTGTTATCGATAACATTTGAAATACCGATTACAGAACAACGAGAAGCATCAATTACAGGGGAAAGGTTATTCCTATTCGAATACAAAGAAGCAGACAAAACTATTGAATGAGTAGAACCCGACTTAATTGTCATAGGAACTTGTGGATAATAATTTATATTTGGAACAATAGAACTATAATCACTCGCAAGAGAACCACCCTCTATAGTTTCTTTAATACCCCACGATACAGAGGTGCCAGGAAATACTATTTGTTGTGCTGAAGGATACAATACATTATATCCGATATATTGAGTAGCGGATACTGCACTTCCACCACCCGTACCAGCCGTAACAGCACCAGCAGTTGTGATTGCAATGGTATAACTATCTCTCTTGACAGTTACGAGTGTATGGGTTGTGTTAATCTCACCTGTTGCTATACCGTTTGTTGCGGTTGCACCAGCGATAGTAACTGTATTTCCTCCAGACATTCCATGATTCTTATGTGATACCGTAACAGTATTAGAACCTGCTGCCCCAGCAGTTGTCAAGAATGGATTAACTTGTAATGCACGTGCCGGGTTTTCTTCGTTAACGAAAACAGCACCTTTAGCCGCTTCAGTAGTAAATACTGCACGATGTAATTTAAACATCAAGTCTGAACCTTGGTCTGGTGTCCATGTGCTTGCATTTTGTGATTTAAACATTACTCCGTTGTATGGTTGTTTTACAATATGGTCACCGTTTTGGTCTTCTAAACCTTGTGTTGCATATCTAACTGTATAGTTATCAGAGTTTGCCCAAACTACAAAGCAATATTCAGTTCCTTGTTGTAAATATACGGGGTCTGAAAATACAAAAGTTGTTTTTGTAGTACCGTCAGCAGTAATGTCTGCAGGTAATATACTAACTTCAGAGAAAGGTACAATTGTTTGTGTGGGGTGTCCGTCTCTCATAACTCTTATTTCTACATTAAGAGGAATATTTGCATCTTTGTTTGATACATATAAATCCAATGCAGTAACAAAAGCACCACCTTCCATATCAACCATAAAAGATTGTGCAAGAGGGTCTGAATATGGATTACTACAGAAATAATCCATACCAGAACCGAGTTTGTCTAGAGTTTCTCCAGTAAAAATAGCTGCCTCACCCTCATGAGGGTTGTGGTCAGCTGCATGGCTATTTCCACCACCACCAGGGTCGTCAGTTGTATTTTTATACTTATTCTCCCAGTATCGTATATCGATACCAGACGACGAGTCTGGTGGATTCGAAGCTGGCAATGGACGAGTAGAAGTAGAAGTAGAAGTAGAAGAAATATTTTGTGTATCAACTACAGATTCTACTTTAACAGAAGGTGTTCTTGTAGACATAATTACTTGTTCTACAACTTCTAATTGTCCTTTTGCGTAATAAGTTCCAAATGCTTGAGTTGTTACTGTATCTAATTGTTCAGGAGTAGTTGAATCTATTAATACAAATTGTTTTTGACCTGACAGAAAGTTTGTAGTACTATTATTTGGAACAAAAAATGTTCCAGAAACAGAACCAGCAGCATCAGTTGTTAATGTATTTGCACCTAATGGGTGTGCAGTTTCGGAGTTTGGCCCAACTAATGGAACTAATAGTGCATCATTAGAATCATATGCTCTAACCCAATCATCAACAAGAACACCACCAAACCATGCATGTACTGTGGTATTTGGTCGCATTAAAGTTGCTGTGAAGTATATAATCCTTGACCGAATATAAGGTCTAAATGCAATCGAAACTTGTCTATCACCTTGACTCTCTACTACAGTTCCCGTTTCAATAGTTGTTTTAATACCTGTTTTAGATTTAGTTCCAGTTTTTGTTGTTGTGGTTGTATCGGTGTAGATTCTACCATCACTTGTTGTACTAGTATTAGATGATTCACCCGTCCAGTTAGTTATCCAAGAACCCCAAACTGTACCTGTTGCGGTTGAGGCTTCCAAAACATCTAACAATGCATTATATACTCCATCATTATTTAAGAGTACATCTGGGCGTCTATCGATATCTTTCCATTCATCTGACTGTGGTTCTAATTCTATTCTACCTGTCCAGTTAAATACTGAATATGGATTAACGTTAATTTCCCCAGAACTTTGAATTTGGGTAATTAATGGTGTGTGGGTAAATGGTAATGTTACTAAATTCCTTGAAATCTTAGTAGTAGAGTTAGTACCATAAGTATCATACATTAGATTTGCATTACCTTCCGAGAATAAAGGACGTAATGAACCAGAAGATGGGTCAATACCTGCTTTATATTCGGGAGAATTTGTTCTACCTACCGTAGTAGACTTAAATGAATCTACAAGGAAACCCGATTTAAATCTTAATGTACCGTCACTTGGGTCAAGTACTTGTAAAGCATTTGCTTCTGTTTCTAGTAATGATAAGGTAGTATAGTATTCTAAAGTTTGAACACGTTTTTCAATCTTACCAATATCTCTCATAGTATAACGTTTGTTGTCTATATACGTTATTTGTACTTCACTTGGTAAACATGTATATGCTGGTACAGATAAATGATAAAGAACCATTGAACTTTTTGGTGCTTCTGGTAATAAAGGATTTAATGCAGAAGTTCCATAAGTAATTCCTATATAACCATCTTTACTAACATAAATTAAATCCTTTCTAGGAAGATAGAATTGTAAGTCGGTTTGAAATTGTGTGTTTGGTGTAGGACATACTCCAACAGCGGCATTAGTACCACCACCATCGGTTACATCAAATGTATCGGCTGCATCACCCATTCTAGGTCGGAAGTCCACCGCACTTCTTAATTCGATATCCTGAAACTTAGGAATATCACAATAATCGATATCGTTTACAAGGTCGTAAGAATCTATTGTAAGGAAATCACCTGACGAGTGGGTAAAGTAATCGTAACTTACTATAATATCAGTAGTTATTACATAGTTAGAAGTTGGTTTAACCCTGAATTTACCATGTCCATAATAACTTCCCGTTTGACCATCATGTATTTCGAAGTTATCTGTAATGTCAGTTGCAGCTGCATTATCGGTTACTACTGATGTAAGAGAAATTACATCCGAGTGGTTTAATGTATTCCATGCTTTATAATCTGTTCCACCAACATAAGTTATAGCTGAAGTGCCAGCTGTTTTATCTTTTGTCTTATGTGTTAATGACCTTGTTGTCGGTGCAAATAAAGTCATTGAAGTTGAATTCGCTTGACTTAAATTAGAGATATCAATTGTAGATGCACCAGAAACCGGATTTGTTACAGAAATATCACCCGTTGCTAATGTTACTTGAGCATTAGTACTGTTATCAATTAAAATAAATTGGGGTAGATTAGATGCTGTTGCAGATACTAATGTTTCGTTAGCGGTTGCACCTTCGAACTGAACCGTTCCACCCGACACAGCAGTATTAGTTCCTAAATTTCTATTACTTGAAAATTGATAGTTAAAATCTGTATTACCATCAGTTAAAGCATTACATGTCTTAACCCTTGCTTGAGGTAATGGAAATACCAATGAATCTTCACCTAAGTTTGAATCGGTTATAACTGCAGTAAAATTACCAGTAGTACCAGCAAGAGTAAAGTCTGCTTCTATAGTATGTGCGGTAGTTACTATATAATCGAATACATGTAGTCTGTGTGTAGTCGTACCAGAAACATAACCTTCTACTGCACGGACACGACATGTACCAACAACTGAATTTCCATCTTTAATATTAACTTTATCGAATGTTACTGTATCTGGGAAAGATACTAGAGTTTTGATATCGATATAATTGTTTGTTTCTATTTGAACAACCCTATCTGTTACTAATTGGGATTCTCTTGCTTTATTAATCTCTACATTTGTTGGTGAAACCTTTTCTATTTCATAACCATGAACATATGCCTTTGCAGGTTCAACAACACATACGAATAAATCATCATCGGAATCGTGAGCTTTAAAGGAAGCAGAGAATGGGGTTACTGTATAGTTACCCGATTCATCGTGGGTTCTACGTGCCATAGTATCGGCTATTTTATTATAATCTGTTTTCCTATTATCGGTTACAAGAATACCACCATCTAATCTAACTAATAAAACAAAATCACCAGTAGTTGAATCGGAAGCACGAGTACTAAAAATAGCACTTATTTTATATCGGTGGGCGCCAGGTGCTGATACATTTGGAGTACCGGCTGCATTATCAACGAGGGAAGTATCTGCAGAGGAATCCACTAAAGATTCTTCTATGGTTAAACCTAAATCGATACTTATAGCTACATCATATTTCGAAAGAACAATTGTCTTTGCTTTTACTACTACGAAGTTTTTCTTAATGTAGTAAATACCATCGGTGATAGTTGCGATAGAACCGAAACCAACTCCCGTAATAGATGATACGTTTATTCCAGTACCAGTAACAGAGGAACTTGTCGTGTATGCAGGGCCAGATGTGTATTTTACGAATAGGGTAACGGGGTCGGTATCAGTAGCAGCCTCAACATGAAGAACCTTAGCAGTTGTCGTTCCGTCCGTGAGTTCTACCCCGATAAAATCCGTAAGGGTAGTTGTAGTGGTGGTAATCTTTAAGTAATCACAAAGATTGTGTACGTGAAGTTCACCTAAGATATTAGAACCTTCCTTGAATATGTGGTCACCATGAGAAGATACTTGGTGTTGCAATATAGATTGAAGTTGTGTTAACTCCCTTGCTTGGACTGCGTGACCCGGTCTGAATAGAATTTTATTATATTTTTCTTTTGGACTTAATCCGTCTGCCCCAGCGGTTTCGAAATCGTCCCAATATGGTTCAATGTTAAATTTAACTGCCATGTTTTTTCCCTAATTTAAAATGCGATTACTAATCTAATTGTTTCTATTTGGTCTGCACCCCTACTTACAGCAGTTCTGTTTTCCAAGAATAACACCTCACCAGAATATTTGTCGAGGTCTGGAACACCGATTGCAGATAAGGTTTCACCCCCCGAACTCTCAGAACTTAATCTAATGAGGTCTGGAGTTGCAACATCAAATGCTTCATAACCCGTACTTGCATTTTGATTAACATAAATTATTCCGTTAGTTGCGTCGTATTCAACTACTATTGCTTTTGCACCCGAAACCGTTCCTTCAATCTCGGCATTAACTGCAAACGTTGTACCTGTCGTAACTGTTAATTGTGTAGTAGTATCGTATATCGTTCCTGTAGCAATCGCAGAAGTAGCATTATCTACAGGATTCTTTAATAATGCGATTTGTCTGAAGTCGTTAGTACTTACTATTGCACCAGACTCATCACCATTGAATACCTTATTGATTGCAACATAGTGTGCTCTTAATTCGTTTCTTGCATCATAACCGAAACCACCCTTTGGCCCGATTACTGCACGAGCAGTAGCATTTGCACCACCACCACCAGTAATTGTAACTACTGCATTTTCATATCCCGTACCTGGCGTAGTAACAGTAATGTCTGTTAGAACTTGGTTAGTAAGAACTGCAGTTGCAGCACAACTAGAACCACTTCCCGTGATTGTTACGGTAGGTACAGACGTATATCCCGAACCACCAGCAGTAACCTTAATATTATAAATTGCACCGTCCACCGCATTATCTTGTACACTCCATTGGTTGATTAATGCAGTATCTTCACCACCGCCAGGTTGTACAGTTAGTCGATGAACAGGTACGAATGAAGTTGTAAGGAATTTCGTTGAAGAATCTGTAGGTACGGTAAACATATATTTCCATATGTATCCATCACTTCCAGAAAAGTCAATAACACCCGAAGTCGTTACACCTGTTGTATCAGGGTCTGTTGTACTTCCCGATGGCCCAGCTTTTATACATAAATATACGTTGTTATTATCTGAAATAACAAAATAATCTTTACCTTCTATGTTTGTATCTTGGTCATCATACTCCACATAAGTAGTTCCCGATACCCACAGTTTACGAACCGTTGCATATATCGAATCAGCAGCATCTATTTTTTTAGCTGCGAATAAACTTTCCCATACGGTATCTCCTGTGTAATCATTTTCGTAAGGTGTATCTGGAGAGTCAACGGTAGGCCAAGCATGTGCTCTCCCTATCCCCAAATAGTATTTATTGGTGTTTCCTTGAATGTCGGTTATAAACGCCTCTGTCGTGTCTAACCTGAATTTGCTTGTAATAATTGCTGGCATATTATCCCCGTTTTATTATGGTATTGTTAAAGTACACGCACTTGAATCATATGAAGTATCTGAATTAAGTGGTGTACAAGTGTATATTTGGCATCCCGTTTGTGTACCTATATTGTTATTTATAACATCTTGTAATGTATATTGAGAATAATCTCCAATAGGTCTCCAATTTAAGAACTTTATATTATCAAAATGGTCATCTAACCC